AGCGCGTTGCCGAAGTTGTTCCCTATCGCCCGCCCGGCCTGCATGGCCAGGTAGCCGAGCAGGTCGACCGCGGTGTCATCGATCAGCTCGCGGGCCACCTGCAGCAGGATGCCGAACTTGTAGGCACTCAGCGAAACCATGCTGAAGGCCGGGTCCGACGTCGGAAGGCCAGCTGCCTGCGCCGCGGACAGCGACGGGGACGGCGGTACGCCCGGTGAGGAGTGCGCGGTCGTCTTCGGGATCTGCAGCGTCTCGCCGCCGCCGGTGTTGAGCACCGTCGGCCCGCACTGCATGATGCCGCTGACTTCGATCAGGTGAGCGCGTTTTGTTACTCCAGGGCCTTTTTTCGTTACTGGTAACGAATAAAAAACCTGGGGGTTAGTCGTTTCCGCTAACCTCTGCGAGTCTCCCCGCAGTCCAGATCATATCTTCACCCGCGTGGGGTGCCACGTGCATGATCGTTGAACCTTCCCGTCGAGCTGTGAGCTCAGGCGGGCTCGGCTGCTGATTGCCCCTGCGGACCGCTTCTCGAACCGTCACGCTCGCGTTTTCACGCCACGTTGTGGTGCGGCCCGGTGACCCGGGTGTCCCAGCAATTCTCGCGGTGTGCACTGAAAGATTGCTCTCTCAGGAGACCAGCTCAGGCTCGGAAACCTGAGCGTTGATCAGCTGATCGTAGAAGTCGGTCGGGATGACCGAGCTGGCGTTGGTGTTCCACGCGCCCGGTGCGGAGGTGCCGAGCACCCGGTAGTTCATCGGGCCCAGGGCCGGGTCGTGCCGGACCTCCAGGTACTTCGGGGCGCCTTCCTCACCGCGGGCGAACTTGCGGATCTCCTGGAGCATCGGGCCGCCGCCGGCCGTGCGCGCGGCCTGGCCCTGGTCGGGCTTGCGGCCGGACAGCGCGTCGAACGCGTCGTCGGCGTCCTTGGCCCGCTTCTCCGTGTCGAGCACCGCGCGGATGCGGGTGTCGAGCTTGGTCATCTCCTCCTGGTAGGCGTCCCAGCGGCCCTGCTCCTCATCGGTGAGGGAGCGGTTCTCGCTGGCGGCGTCCTCCGCGATCTTCTTGGCGTCGTTCCAGACGTTGAGGCGCCTGTCGCGAAGCCTCTTCGCAACTTCCGATGCCACGGCATGTCCTTTCCGTGAGTGGCATCTGTACCGGCTCCGTCCGTAACACCCGCTGAAGGCTGCGGCTACGACACACGGCAGATTCTCTTGTCATCCCCCCGCCAGGACGGCAGGGGAAGCTCTACTGGTCCTCGTCGGCCCAGGGGTCTTCCTGGTTGGCCTGCAGCGCGAGCAGGGCCTGCGCCCCGGACATGGCCGGCTTGGGCGCCGGGCGCCGGGCGCGGTCATCGGACTTCGGCCTGCTGTCCCGGTCGGTGCGCCGGAAGAATTCCATGGCGCGGCCCTCAGAGAGCCGGCTGCGGACCTCCTCCGGGTCGGCCTGCACCCAGCCGGCCAGCGACTCCACCGCCCCGCTGATCGCCCGCGCGCCCGCGGTAGCGTCCGGGTAAGCGGGATCGAGCACCGGCGCCACGTCCACCAGCTGCACATTCAGCAAGGTGCGCATCGGGTAGTTGAAATCCGAAACACCCCACTCGTCGCCGCCCGGGTAGGTCCTGAAGGCGAACGAGCTGTGCCGGATGTCGCCGCGGGCCACGTACTCCAGCACGTCGGAGCGGGACTGCGGCGGGACCACGTCGTAAACCAGGCCGGTCTCGTCCAGGGCCAGGGTGAGCGTCCGGGCGTAGGTGGTGCCCAGCAATGACTCATCCCGGTGATTGTACCGGCACACCACGTCCGGCCAGTTGTCGGCCCGGCACTCGTTGAACGCCAATGGCGACACCTGCTCCACGAAGCCCCCCAGTTTCCTGCTGAGCTTGTTGAACGCGGCGGCGTACCCGAAGATGTGGCTGGGCCCCTGGACGCCGTCCGCCTGGCGGAGCTCCGGCGGGAACCGGGTGAACCGGCGCTCCGGGAAGCCGCCCAGGTCCCTCGGGTCCAGCTCGCCGAACGCGGCCCGCTCGTTCCCGGATACGGTGATGCCGAACTTGCGGGCCGCCGCCAGGATCGCGGTCGCAGCCTGCTTGCCGAACGGCGACTGCGGCGCCTGGGACAGGGAGTTACGCGTCGCGGCCTCGGTGTGCACCGGGAAATGACGCCTGGACCTGGGCGTCGTCTTCCCGCTGGGATCGCGCGATCCGCCAGGCTCGATGAACGCGAATGCGGAGTCTTCCAGGTTATTGAGGTCCCGGCCGTCCATACGCTATTCCTTCTCTCAGTTGTCAGCCGGTCAGGACTTCCCGGACCTTGGCTTGGCTTTGCTGCTCTGTGATGTCTTCGGCTTGTTCGCCTTCGCGGCCGCCGACGATCCCTCACCCTGGCTGGACGGCAGGTCCGGATACTCCGCCTTCACCTTGGCACGGACCGTTTTCTTCTCCGCCGGGGTGCCGTTCTGCTCCACCCGGACCAGCGCGTTGGCACCTCGCGCCCGGGTGTTGATTGGATAGGCCGGCGCTCCGTCCGGGCCCCCGTGCGGCAGCGCGTACGAACCAGCTGGTGCAGGCGTGTTCGGCGCCGGGGTTTTCTTGGCCGGGGGCTTCTTAGCTGGCGGCATCAGTGCGCCCTCTCATTTCCGTTGTGGCCGTTGCTGCCGTTCAGGATCAGTTCCCGCGGCGACGGGATCCACGCGCCCACGTACTCTGGCTCGGTTCCGCCGCCGTACCTGCGGGCCAGCGACGTCAGCTGGCCGAGCCGGTCCGGGTTGGCGTCCAGGAAGCCCAAGATCAGGTCGGTGTCCTGCCGCACCTGGTCGCCATCGGCGCCGGACGCCCGGACGGTAGACACCAGCCGGCCCAGGTAGCTCTCGGCGTTGAGCGCGGGCGGGACCTCCGGGGCGGGCGGGGCCAGGCCCTCGCCGGCCAGCTTCTCCAGCCGCTGCACGGCCAGGTCCATCTCCAGGGTGAGCTGCGGCAGCATCGAGGTGGGGATCGCCCGGGTGGTGGTGGCCATCCGCTCCAGCAGCGACAGCGGCAGGTTTTCCGCGCCGACCCCGTTGGGCAGCGGCTCCAGGTCTTCCAGGTCGCGGAGCTCATCGACAGTGCGCAGGCCCATGTCCCGCTGCACGTGGTAGATGTCGGTGCGGGTTTTCAGGTCGGTCTTGAGCAGCGCGTCGGAGTCGAACCGGACATACCGGTTGGCCGGGATGAGGGAGAAGAACGCGTGCTCCAGCCGGACCATCCATGGGCGCAGCGCCTCGATGATCTGCAGCGTCGATTGCTCGGAGGTGCTGTTACCGGTGAAGTATGTCGTCCCGTCCCGCCGGGCAAACCAGGTCGCATTATCCGTTGTCGGGCACCACACTGATTCTGTCGTGGTTTTCCGGGTCAGATAATGCGCGTGGCCGGCTGGCTTGCGCCAGGGTGTCACCTGAACACTGATGTGGTACATGCCGTGCGAGTCAGGCCCGCGGACGACGCCCGACCGGCCGGTCAGCGCGCACGCAACCTGGAAGGCCTCCACCCGGCGGATGTCTTTCTGCGCCATGACCGAACCGTTACGGCCTTTCCGCCAGGTGCCGTCCGCGTCAACGGAGATCCGGATGAACAGCTCAAGCTGCGCCTGAGTCAGTTCAGACAGGAATTCTGTCGAGACGACCTTATCCGGGGCGTGCTCCAGCAGCAGGGCAGACGCCTGGCCGTTCAGCCTGAACAGCACCATCCCGTGGCCGCCCCGGTCTTCCTGCCAGCCAGGGCTGTCAATTTTGCCTGCCCGGACGAGCGCTACTGTCTTGCGGTCCGCCTGACATGCCTGGCCGATCTTGTAATCGCTCCGGTCCGGGTCGCGCTCCAGCTCCGCCCGGATTATCTCCCGCTTCTGCCGCCCTTTCGCCCCGAGCAGGGACACCCCCTGGTCGGCTGCCGACGGCCCGAACATTTCTGTCAGCGCTGCCCTGATCCGGGCCACGTTCCCTGGATTGGCAGTCTGCGACTGACCGATCGTCAGGGCTCCGGCCTTGGTTATGCAGCCTTCAGTCCAGGCCCACGCAATCAGCTCGACCAGGGCATCGGACCACTTCGGCTCCACTGGTGCGGCAACAGGGGCTGCGGCAGCTATCCGGGCATCACTGGGCAGGGTGGCCGTCGTCCGCCACTGCCATCCGGAGGTTGCCGTGCGACCGGTGCCCGGATCGAGCATGACGGGCCACCGGTGGTCCGGGGTGGTCACCGATGAATGTGACTGGTTCCGCATCTCTATGACATCATGCGGACCGGGAAAGATGTTTACAGCCTTGACCGGCTGCCATTCGGCCATACCCGTGCTGGTGTTCAGTGTGAGGCACGTATCGCCGACCCGGACTTCATCCGCGTTCAGCCAGCCGTGTCTGCTCAACAGTTGAGTGTTCATATCTCCACAATAGTGGAGCGAGTCTCCCGTTTTACCTCCCACTCTGTCCGGGGGCAGGCCGTAAACCGACGCCATCATCGTCGCGTTCAGCCCGAGCGCATCCACGAACTGGGCTTCCGACGGCGGAACGGACACGCCTGTGTACTCCCAGTCCTTGCCGAACACCAGGGGCTGATGCCGGCGCAGCGTGTTGGTCAGCATCTCCCGGATCTGCTCAGCCTGATCGGCGTCTATCTCGATCTCGCTGTTACGGAAAGTGCCCAGGGGGAAACCGCCGCCCTGGAACCATGACGTGCCGAAACGCTGGGCTTCGATGCCGTGCAGGATGGTCATCGCGAACGCGCGCAGCGGGCTGACCGCCTCGGTCCGGCCGGCCACGGAGAAGGCCTTCACATGGAACAGCTCGGAGCGGTCAACCAGGCGCCCGTAGATGTAGATCCTGGTCCGCAGCGGGTTCCACGGCTGCTGCTCGTCATCGACGCAGTTGACGTCCTCCGGCGGGATCCACTCGATGCCGGTCGGGAAACCGTAACCGTCGCGGCCGGTCACGAACCCCCAGGCATTGCCCTGCAGCAGCAGGCTGGTCATCAGCACGAACAGCCAGTCGTACAGGGTGCCGGTCACGCTCGGCTGGTCGAAGATGGACGGGCCGCTGTACCGGATGGCGCGGCGGTCCCCGCCCGGGCTGCGGGTGTAGACCTTCACCGGCAGGCTGGCCAGTGAGTCGGCAAGCAGCCGGACGCAGGCATACAGCGCGGGCAGGCCGAGAGCCTCGTCTTTCCCCCAGTATGCGCGCGACGGGTGGACGGGGCCACCTTGACTGAAGCGTCAGATGTTAACCAGAAGGGCGATTCCCAAGGGCGCCACGGGACCCCGCCAATAACACGAGTCTCGGCAGGCCGGGCAGCGCGCACTTGTTCAATCAAGCCCATCTGGTTATATCACCTCCCCCAGAGCGGGAAAGGCGGCTCGCTGAACGGAATCGCTGGCGGGGGCATGCGGTGAACCCACGTGGCCGGGACTCCTGCGGCTGGACGGGACCCGGCTCCGCAAGGCGGCCTGAACGGGATGGAACTACTAACTTCCCAGATTACGCCCTGTTCACCTTCGTGCGCGCCCCCGCTGGCGTATCATCTCCGGTCAGGGTCATCCCGGACAGGCCGTGACCCGCGCGCTCAGTGAGCATGGCGGCGATCGCGTCAGCGAACTGCTCCCGATGACCGCCGGGCTCGGCCGACACCGATATAACCCCCGGATTGCAGGCGACGGTGTACGCGATCGCGAACTCGATCTCGGCCGCCAGCGCGCCCACCGGGCAGCTGAACTGCTCAGCCACCCGGTGCCTCCGGGGGCTGCGCGGGCGGCCAGCCGGCACCCCGGCGGAACCCGATGCCGATCGCCACGGTGAAGTCAGCCAGCAGGTACCACAGCTTGCCGGGAAGCCAGCCGATCAGGAACCCGAGCCCCAGCACCAGAGTGAGCAGCACCCGGCCCGGCCGGGCGGCGTGACCGCGGGCGGTGATCTCATCGACCGGGATCTGGTCCAGCAGCGATGTGGTCATGGACTACACGATAGCGCGTGGGGTGATAGCCGGGTGGCGACCTATGAGCGGATATAACCTGTCAGCGGACGGATCGCATCGGGTCATAACTGCGCCGCTTGCGGTTCAGCGCCCAGTGCGCCAGCACCGGCGCGGTGGCCGGGGTGATGTCCGTCTCGGAGTCGCGCCGTTTCAGGGCCTTCCCGCCGTCACCGACGTCCCGGGTGGTGGCGGTGGCGATGGCGGCGCGCATCGCCGGGGCCTGCTCGCGGCCCAGGTGGATGATGCCGTGCTCGGCCACCTTGGTGCGGAACAGGGCCAGCGCCGCCGCCTCGTCCGCCGACCCCGCTTTCAGCACCTCGATGCCGGCCTTCTCCGCGTCATCGATCAGGCTGGCCCCCGGCCCGTTAGACGGCCCGCAGATGACCAGTGGCTTCCACTTCCGCTTCAGCTCCACCAGGCGGGGGATCACCCAGGCCACCCCCTCCCGGGAGCAGCCGCGCGGGATCTCCAGCACTGCCCGGGACACCGTCCGCTGTGGCGGAACATTCAGCCCGGACTTAATCGCCCCCTGCATCATGATCTGCATCTGCTCATCGCTCGGCACCTTCTCCGGCCGGTCCCAGGCCGAGGCGATCGTCGCGGACAGCAGGTCCTCGGCCACATCCCAGGCGAAGGCGAGCGGCCGGACCGCACCACCCGGGTTCTCCATCGCGCACGCCTGCCAGGCCTCCTCGGAGACGATCTCCCAGGCCTCCTCCTCCGGCGGCCAGTCCCCCACGCCGAGCAGCTCCCGGTCGAACGCCGCACTGCCCATGGCAGCCAGCTCCTTGCGGAACTGCTCCAGCCGGATCCGGGAGCCGAACGCCGGGTTGGACCTGGCCCAGGCCCGCGGGTCGTCCCGGTCATCGTGCCGGGAGCACACCACGTACCTGTTCGTTTTCCGGCCAGCCACCTCGTCCCGGGGACAGATGTCCAGATGCGGGCTGATCGAGTACTCGTACCCCATCAGGGCCGGGTCCTTGCGGATCATCCGGCGGCGCACCGCGGCCAGCTGAGTGCTGTCGTGCATCCCGGCGCTGGCGGTGTAGAAAACCTGCGGGTTGGGGACAGCCCTCAGAGTGGGGAGCGACGCACCGATCTGCGCCTCATCCAGGCCGATCATCGCCTCGTCATAGACGACCACGTCAGCAGTGAAAGCCCGGCCGGACCCGCGGGAACGGGCCAGGAACCGGAGCCTCGCGGACACGCTCTTGCGGATCTGCCGCCCGGTCGCACCGAAAATCAGGGTGGGCTTCGGCCGGAGCTCGATCGCCTCCTCGCCATGGCTTGTCGAGATCGACTTCACCTTGGAGCGCAGTTCGTTGTAGCCATTGATCGTGTCGCTGATCCGGCGGAAATGCTCCCGGGACGCCTTGAATTCGTGAGCAGTGTGGATGATCAGACCTTCGCCGAACAAAAACAGCCCGCCTAGCTCCCTCACCTCCAGCGCGACGTTTTTCCCGTTCTGCCTGCAGCAGATGCACAGGCACTCGAACGCGGCCCAGCGCCCATCCGGCCGGGTGCCGCACGCATCAGCCAGCCAGTCCTGCTGCCAGGGATCAAGGTCGTACCCGAAGCGGGCCGCCCAGGGCAGCAATTCGGAGGATTTATAGTCGCCGCACCCGCAGGCGTAATCCGTGCCCGCCTGGCAGATCCGGCAGTCCGGATGCTTGTCCCGGTGGCGGGGCGGCACAGTGCGGAACCGCGGCTCCTGGCTGCCCAGCAGCGGGCCGGGGATGAACGAGCCGTCCGGCAGCTCGATATCCGGCACGGTGGCGAGCAGCGGCATAATTGAGCCGGGGTCCTTTCACGGAAAGGACCCCGGCTCCGGTTTTGCGGCGGCCGCGGGGCGGACAGTTACAGGGTAACCGCTGCGATGGCGGCAGGATCTCAGTCACCCGCACACCGGAAGCGCCGGTGCCCTCTGTCCTGGCCTGGGCCTGCACCTGGGCGGACTCCCGGTCAGCAGCCTCCACACCGAACAGCCAGCACCCGCCGGACGGCATTTCCGCCTGCACCTGCCACCAGGCCATCAGGGCCCGTCCACCGCGTACAGCGCGCGGACGTTCTCCATCTGCGCCCGGGTCGCGTCGGTCTCGTCCCCGGTCTCCCCGGCCGGGTTCCACTCGCGCAGCTGGGTCATGCACATCCGCAGTTCCCGGATGCAGCCGGCCGCGTCCCGCGGGGGGATGCCGCCCTTGTCCAGGACCCGGGCCAGCATCACGGCGGTCACCGCGACGGCAGACCCCCGCAGATCCTCCGGCAGCCGGGCCAGGTCCCGGCGCACAGCAGCCTCCGCGGACTTTTTCCGGGGCTTGCGGTGACGCGGGGGCGGCGCTGGGGGCGGGTCCAGCCGGTCCATCTCAGTCACGGTACCCTGAAATCCTTCCGCTTCAGTTTTGCCATCGCGCCATCCGGCCCGCCGTGCCACACAATGCCCTCATACGGGTGCGCGTGCAGCCACACGGCCAGGCCGTCAAAGTCGAGCGGCACGCCGTCGAGGATCCCGGCATCAGCATGACGGATCAGCACATGTCCGCTAAAGCGCTCCGGATTGCCGTTTACCTTCGGGCCGCACAGCTCGTAGGTACCTTCTGGACGCCGCTCATACGGATTGGCCAGGGCTTCAGCGTGGTACCTGGCGAACGGAGACTGGCTGGCGGGTTCCCAGCCGATTGTCGTACCGGTCTCGGGGTCAGCCCCCAGAGACACGAAACCGGCCGGGGTGCTCTTGCCGGGCTTGACCTCACGCCGCGCCCACCAGGTACCGTCCTCATCCAGCATGAAACAGGTGCCGTCATACTTGCGTGTGGGAGTTCCTTCGCCTTTCAGCACCCACTCACAGCCAGGAGTCACAGTGCGGGTGACGTAGCGGGGATCATTCTCCCAGTCCCGCTGGAAAAGAGTCGGGATTTTTCTCATGGCACTAGCTCCTCTCGCCCGCAGTCATGTCTTCCACGTTATCCGCGGGCGCCCCGCCTCCAGTGGCACGGTCTCCCGGGGCAGCGGTTCGGGCTCCCGGAACGAGAAGCTCATGCCTGACGCGGGTATCTCGTGATCCGGATGGGAATCGTCCGGCATCTAGATGGTCAGGGTCACCCCGCTGCCGTCAGCGGCCACTTCAGCCGCAATCAGGGTGACCAGGCCCATGTCCTGCCCGCCCGGGCCCCGTATGGGCACCTGCTTGCCGATCTGGCTGTTCCACGAATCAGAGGCGAACCGCTCATTCTCTTCAGCGGGCTCCCAGAACCTGATCTGGTTCACAGCACACCTTCGATCATCATGGCCAGCACGAACCCGTGGCCCATCTTCCGCTCCGGGTCGTTCACCACATCATCCCAGGAGTAGCCGAGCGCCCGGTGGTCATAGGCATCGTAGTCGGTGATGGCGATACTGCCGTTCGCCGCGGCGCCGCACAGCATCTGCAGCAGGGTCATCCGGTAGAAGCGGACCGCCTGGGCGTACAGCGGGATGTAGATGCGCTTGCGGGCGGTGATGTAGTCGAGCTTGTCCCCGGCCCACAGCGAGTACAGCGGGCGGGCTCCTTTGCCCATCGGGTACCGGACGGCGCGCGGATTGTCCCAGCCGGCCCGGGCCCACGGCCAGTACCCGAGGCAATCGTAATCCGGGTAGACCTTGGAGTACTGCCAGGCGTTCTCCACTGTCCGGGACCAGTTCCCGTCGTACAGCATGACCGGGCCAAGCAGCATCGGGGACAGCTGCCGGAACGGCTCCGGACCACCTGTGGTCACGTCGTAGCGCGGCAGGGCGCCAGTTGAGCCCCAGCGAGGCAGCACGAAGACGCTCACAGCTCCTCCCGCCCGCAATCACTGCACAGGTACCCGCCCTGGCCATCAGCGCGGATTGTGTCACCGGCCCGGATCCCGTCGCCGCAGCCATCACACTCACTGCCATACCCGGCAGTGAACCAAGGTCCCCACAGCTCCGGCACCGGCGGGCGGGCGAGCGGGGGATTGCAGGTTCCGCAGGCTACCGGGTCCAGGTCGTGGATGCACTCAGCCATGCATAATCTCCCTGACGTCGATCTGCATGCCCGGGAGCTCAACCCGTTCCACTGCCTCCCGTACCTCATCCGGGCTGAGCGCCACATCCACCCAGATCGTAATGCTGTACGCGCGCACCTTGTCCACGCCCTCAGCATACCCTATGTCTGGTAGACTGCAAAGGACATACGCTCCCCACGTGGGGCTGACCCGGGAGTGGCACCACCCGATCAGCAACATCAGAACCTGGTTCCCGGCCGGGCAGGAGGCTTAGGCTTGATGACATACCCAGCGGATTTTCCGGATACTGCCATACCTGCCGCAGATGGGCCCTGGACCTCGGCACCTATGCAATGTGCGGGTCCTGCGTGAGCGCGTGGTATGAGGCCCGGCGCCCGCGGCGTATCCTGGACGGCTGCTGCGGCATCGGCGGGATCAGCGCCGGCCTGGCCAGCGCCGGGTATGAGGTCTGGGGCGTCGACATCAACTCCCGGCTGCGCGATGACTACCTGCGCTCCGGCGCGGCCCAGTTCATCCACGCAGACATCCTGGAGGTGCTGGCCGATCACTCGTTCATGGCGCAGTTTGACGCCGTGCACTGCTCGTTCCCATGTCAGTTCGCATCAGCCATGTGCGATTGCCGCCCGGGCCTGGCGGCCACCTACCAGAACCTGATCACGCCTGGGCGGCCGCTGCTTGAAGCCACTGGCAAGCCGTTCGTCATCGAGAATGTCAGCCGGGCCCGGAAGTGGCTGCGCGATCCGGTGACACTATGCATGTTCGGCCACTTTGGCCGTGAGCACTACCGGCACCGGCTGATCGAGGCGGGCGGCGGGCTCATCCTGACACCCCCTGAGTTTCCGGGCAGGGCGGCCTATGCATGTGACGACAGCCAAAATCTCCACGGCCGTCCTGCCCGGATCGATCGCGAATGCGGCCGCCCGCACCCGGTGCCTACCGCGCGAGCCGGGCACTGGGAGCCAGGCTACTTTGTGAGCGTTGCCGGGCATGAGCGCAAGGAACCGGTCCGGCGGGTGATGGAGATCACCTGGGCCCGGAACCGGGACGCCGTAAAAGAAGCAGTGCCGCCGTACGTCGGAGCCTGGATCGCGGAGCAGTTCAGAGCGCACCCGGCTGGACTGGCCGCGTGACCGGGCAGCACCGGCGCCGCGGGCAGCCCGCCCCGGAGCGCGAAACCTGGAAGACATCGGTGCTGGCCGAACCGGGAGCCGCCAGCATGACCGTTGACGAGCTGCATGAGTTCCTCAGCCGGGTCAGCGAGGCAGCGGCCGCCGCCGGGATCAGGCCCGGGGGACTGCGGCTGTACGCGGCGGTCCGGATGAGCGGGACGGTGAAAGGCATCTGGGTGAAGCTGCCTGCCCCGGGAGATGGTGCCGTCGGCGGGCCTGACGGGTGACGCTGCCCGGTTTCATTTCCAGGCGATCACGCACTCCCCATCCTGGTCCTCGACCTCGGTGATATGGATCGGCAGCTCGATGGTCACGTCCTGATGCCTGCCGAGACGGGGGATACGGATATGCCACGCCTGGCAGACGCCCCGCCCGTCCTCGCCGAACACGGTGGCCGGCGCATCCCGCACCTCCGGCGATGGCCCGTATCCGCGAGCGGTAATCAGGAGCAGGCCATCCCGCAGCCGCAACCCCGCGATCTCATACACCTGACCTGCGATAACTACGGTCCCGTACGCCATGGCATCAACGGTACCGGCGGCGGGCGCGGCAGCTGACACGGTCCGGCTTCACTGCCGCCTCAGCCAGGCGAGACCGTAAGAGTCCTGGCTGCCCGCCGCCGGCACGATCCGGAACCCGGTCACCCGGGCTCACATAGCCGGAACCGCCGTTGACCTGGGTCAGGCCGTTCCACTGATCCCGGTTTTTCTTGCAGCAGATGCACCGGGGATGCTCGCACGGGCAGCCATACAGCCGGTTAGCGTGACCGCAGTCCGGGCAGGTTCTGAACGAGCAAGGATAAGCGCCCATCACCCAGTCCCGCGCCCGGACTTGATCCCGGTGATGAACCGGATCCACTCATCGCCGCGGACCGCGAGCACGGGGCTGGGCCGGCCCCGCTTCGCCCACTTCGTGTCACGGACGGCGATCAGGCCCCCGCCGCTGGCCACCTCCACGCACGCCCCGTTCGGGTTCGACCGGGCGCTCTTGCGCCAGTTACTGAAAATCAATGTTCCTCCCCTTGCTCAGGCTCCCAGGGCCCACGCTATGCGGATGCCCCGGAGCGGGCTGCACCTTCTCCTGCGCTCGGCCGCGAGTATGCGCCGGGCAGCATGCAGGTTACCGCGGTTGCGGATCTGGCGGCGGTAGTGTTCGTACCCGTTCCGGTCTCGTGAGTAGTTGAGTTTCACCAGGTTGCATTCACTGCACAGAACCATCAGGTTGTACAGCAGTGCCGGCCCCCCGGCCGCCCACGGGATGATGTGATCCACCTGGACGGGCCTGCGGCGGTGACGCCAGTACACGCACCGGTGCCGGTCGGCGGACCCGATGATCCGCCGGGTCCGGGCCGGGATGAACGAGGATTTCACGGCGATCCGCCGGGTCAGGACCGGGATGAACGGGGATTTCGCACCGTCCCGGCCGTGCGCCTGCCGGTAGGCGATCCGCCAGTGCCGCGGGATCAGCGCCCACCGGGCGTGCTGCCCGGCGAACAGGGCCCAGACGAGCACATTGGGCACGACGAGCACACCCAGGACCAGCATCGCGGCCAGGCCGGCCCAGTGGTACTTCCCGCCGTCCGCCATCCAGCCCCAGGCCGGGAGACCCAAGGACAGCCCGGCCACGGACAGGCGCCAGATCACCAGATCACCCCATCGGGCTGCTCACCGGGGGATTCCGGCAGACGACAGGCCCAGGAAGGGTCGACTGACCGGCCGAACAGGTACAGCCGGTAATCCAGCCCCGCCTGAACCCGGCTCATCAGGACGGCCATCATCCGGGCCTCTTCATCACTGGTCGTGCTGATCGTGATCACTGGCGGCGCTCACTGACCAGGCGCAGATCCAGGTAATCCGCATACGGGAGCTCGCGGCGCATCTGGTCAATCTCCTCCATGATCATATTCCGCCACCCGAGGATAAAGGCGTCAGCCTGCTCCAAAGCCACCCGTCGCGTAATACTGACCTGCGCGGTCTCATCCGGATCATTCATGCCCATCCCCGTTCAGCGCTACGAGCTCCTGATCCGGCCATTACCTGCTCCTCTCCCGCACCGGCCGGGTGTGCACCAGCAGCGTCACGCACGGCTGCGGCCACCAGCCGGCCCGGGCATTCCAGCCGTGCACCTCACCCGGGCCGCAATCGGTGCGCCACACGGTCAGGTGCTTCCCGGTCATGTGAGAACCGGGGGACTCACCGTAAACGGCGAACAGCCGCAGCCACTGCCACCAGGTTTCCAGCACCACGCCTGCCTCGATGCCCCGGCCGCCGCGAACCCGGTGATCAGGGCGGACCTGCCAGTGGCCGTTAACGGTCAGCAGCCGCATGACCGGACCCATTCATCGCTGCGCGCTCCCCGCAGGTGATGATCCCCCGGCACAGTGCGCTGCAGGCCGCAGCGAGCGTAAAACCGTCCGTGATGGCCCCCCGGGAAATCCGGGCCAGCAATTCCGGCACCGGGATCCAGGTGATCGCGCTGACCTCGCCTGTATCCAGCGGGGTGCCGGGCGCCTCTTCATAACCCGCAGCGAACATCCAGACAACGCTGCTGAGGATACCGGAATCAGGTGTCATCCGCCCCAGCTCCGCCAGGTGCGACGGCCGGCGCCCCAGTTCCTCCAGGAGTTCTGCCGATGCCGTTACTCTCGGGTCGTCACCATGGGCCAGGCCCCGGGGGAATCCCCACTCCCAGGCGCCGGCCGGGTACCGGTAGACACGGACCAGTCCCACCAGGTTCCCGGCCAGCGGCATGATGACCACGCCCGGCAGGTCCCCGGACTGGACGATCCGCACACAAGTGCCCTCCCGGGCATCGGCGAACCGGACTTCGTCATCAAACACCCTGATAAAGCGATTACGGTAAGCAAGTTTCTGCTTCAGGCATATGATCGGGACTGCCTGCCGCCGATCCGCAGGACCTGCCGCTGCCGGCTCCGGGAGATTCATGGGATCACCTTTCTGCAGCCAGTTCGACATCGGCCAGCTGACCAGCGAGCAGCAGGCCCTCTGGGAAACAGTCCTGCGGCTGGCTGAAGAGAAAGGCGGCCGGGTACTGATCACCGAGCACGGCAAAGTGATCGCGCATCTGATAACGGTTTCTGCCCCGGCCGCCACAGCAGCCTGCCCTGGAATGTCATTGTGAGTAACGAACGTGCTACTCTCCGGGTTCACCGGGGGCCAGCCCCGTTCAGCGCCACGAGCTCCTGGTCTGGCCGGAACTCCTCCGCGCGCTCCTGATCCTGCTCAAGCCGGGCCCTGGCCTCGTCATAGACCCGCTTGGCCGACGCGGCGAAAACCCTGCCCGTCTTCTCCATCGAGAAGGACCGGAAGGACGGCATCGGGAGGCCGGCGGCCAGCAGCTCATCCAGCCAGGCCGGATCCGCCGCCACCACCGGGCTCCGGCCGCGGCGGGCCGCCCCGGCGGCGCGCGGCACCGGCGGGGGCTCCTGCTCGCGGGCCGGAGCCGGCAGCGCGGGCCCGGCACCCCCGGAGGGGACGGGGGCGCCGGGAGTCACTGGAACTTCGGGAGACATGGTCACCTGCCGGACGATCAGCAGAGCACCGGCCAGGGCAGCGGTGGCGGTCACCGGCCAGACGGCGGCCACGGCCCGGTCAACGGAGGTAGCTGTGTGAGCGTGCCAGACGTTGCCGCCGACCGACAGCAGGAATCCCCACACGGCCATCCCCACGCCGAGCCCGTGCGGGGCGCGCCCCCAGCGCAGCAGGATCGCCGCGAACAGCAGCATCTCCCCCATGACAATGAAAGAGTCAACCGCGCCGGGGGCGATCGCGGCCCGCCAGCCAGACAGGCCGTAGGCCAGGGCGAACGCCAGCAGGTTCGAGTAGGACTCGACCACGGCGACCACGGTCACGCTCGCGGCGATCACGCCGAAAGCCACCAGGGCCACCCGGGCGATATCACCGGGCAGGCGGGGCAGGGTAATCTTCATGAGTCCGGTTCACCTTCCTGTCGGGATAACCGGGCCCGGGAGCGCTGCTGATGACCCAGCGGTGCTCCCGCTTTGCTTCCCGCGATCATACCATACGATCCGCATACTGCAAAGGACAAGGCGAGGCGCCCGCCTTACCCTAGGCGGGCGCCTCTGTTGTCCTACCACGGACATGTGGTCCGTCCGTCCCGGCTCGTTACCGCACGGCTTACGATGAGCCCTGGGCGTCCTGCCATTGGACCATGCCGCCATGGTGGAGGCGGCAGCGGGAGTCGAACCCGCACCTCCCCGGCTGAGCCGCTGCGGGCAGCCAGGATTTCAGGTGAGTACGCTGACGCTGAGAGCAATACGAGAATGCTGACGCTGCAAGTCGGCTCCGGCATACGCCCGCCCCGAGCCCGGGGCACTGCGGCCTTCCCGGCTGACGCTGATGAGTACGCTGTGCTCTGTCCCGAGGATATCAGGCCGACGGCACCAGGTCACCCAGGATCAGGCCGAGCACCTTCGCGCCCGCCTTACGGTCTTCCACCTCAAGCATGTTGGCCTGCTCCCGGGCGTACCGGACAGCGGTCAGCACCTTCACCGCGCGCTCACGCAGGTTCTGCACATCCTGCACGGACAGCTGCCCGGAAAACTGGACCAGGGTCCGCGTGCCGGTGATGATGTCGGCCTCGTACGGGAGGTACTGGCCCGGGAACGGCTTGCCGTCGATCACCCGCGGCTCAGCGATCACCTGCACCAGCTTATCCCTGGTGGTGGACGGGGATTCCCGCGGCGCCGACGCCCACACCCCGTGGGGAAGATTCGGGTCGGTGTCCGGGCCGTGCCAGTCCTCAGCCGGGTCGCGCACCGGGATCCGGTCGATGACCGTGGTGATCAGCGACTCCACCTGCGCGGCCAGGAACAGCAGGTAGCCGGCCGGGACGTCTGCCAGGAGCACCTCGCCGTCCACGATCACGTCAGCTTTCGCCAGCGTGTTGCCAGCCTCACGGGTGTACTTGACGTCGAACAGCCGGGTGAGCGCCTTGCGCGCCTGACCGAGCAGGGTTTCCATGGTGACCTGGACCCGGCGGGTCTCCGCCGGCAGGTCCGGCCACTTGTCCGGGTCCCGGGACACATGCGTACGGGACAGACCGGTCATCGGGTCCTGCTTGCCGCCGACCGCCATGACGCGCCGGATCTCATCCAGGGAATTTTTCGCGTCGGCCTCAACCCCGCGGTCGACCGCGAGAATCTGGTGCAGGTAAGTGGGCATGATGACGGCTCCTTCCAGGCCTCGTCACGATACTGCGGCAGTGCGCTGCCAGGCTAGGGATTATCCTCCCGGATCCGGGCCAGCACGTGCTCGGTGAACACATCCGGAAGCAGCCGCTTTTCCGCCTCCGCCAGGCGCGCATCAGCAGCGTCCCCGCGCAGGGCCTCCATGGCCGCCAGCTTCCGCGCGCCATCCCGCGCCCACCGGGCCCCGCGCGAACCCTGCGCGTGACTGAGCTGGGCCGGGGGCGTGCCGCCGACCATCCCTCGCTGCCTGCGGCGGCGGCGCTCCCCCTCCGGCGCGGACATGTCCACCGGCCTGATCTTGTGCTTTGACATGATGCCATTCCTCCTGACTCGCCTTCACCAGCTTGCAACGGCATCCGGGCGGTCATGATTCCAGTTCCGCGTGCCGCTCCCCGCCGCGCAGCCCGGCCAGCAGGGCCGCCACGTGCTCCGGGGCCATGCCCTCGGGCAGGTGCAGGTGCACCCCGCCAGTGATGGCCTCCGCCGCCGGGGGCAGCACCTCAGCCCGGAAGGACGGCGGGGCGATTTCACCCTGCGGCACCGGGCGGGGCGGGGCGGCCGCGCTGAACTGAACGTGCCGGTGCCACAGGTACCTGTACAGGAGCAGGACCCCAGCCACCGCGCCCGCGATCAGGACCGCGAACAGCAGCCACAGCGCGTCGTCCAGGACCGTGGTCATCGCGTGCCGGGCCAGCAGCAGGGCCAGCCCGGCCACGGTGAGCACCCCGGCGGTTCCCGCGCCCAGCCCGGCCAGCAGGCCGTGGTGGTGGGTGTCGCCGCCGCCACCTGTCAAGCTCCTCATGATGCTCCTCTCCGCACCTCACCGGCCCGCCAGCGGCTTTCCACCGGGGACGTGTACGGGCGCGGCGCCTTCAGCGCCCTGGCCCGGCGGTTGTCCTCCTCCACCGTCCCGCGGACGTTCACCAGCTGGGCCTGCATCCGGTGGATCAGGAAGATCTCGGTCTTGTTCATGTCGTCCTTGCTCTCGCAGCGCAGCACCCTGATGCCCGCCAGGTAATCCTTGTACGTCCGCTCCCACTGGCCGAGCCGCCGGTACAGGGACTCTGAGGACCCGATGTAAAAGCACGCACCGTCCGCGTTATCGAGACCGTAGACAAAGCACTCCCCTTCCCGGGGCACACCGATCTCACCGAACGGCACCGCGCCCAGGTAGTCGAGCAGGTCCCGGGGCGGGCCCGGGATGGCCAGCAGGCTGAACCCGGGAGCCGGGGCGGGCTTACGGCCGCGGAACATCACCCGCACTCCTCATTACCACCGGGCCGGCGGTATGCGAACGGCCGCAGAGGCCCGCGCTCATGCAGATCCTTCATCTCCTGCACCAGGTTCGCGCGGATGCTCTCCTCAGCCTGCTGCGGCACCACGCCGTAAATGAACTCCCGGACGATCGTCACCCGGAGCTGGCCGGGTACGCCATTGGCTTCCAGCACCTCGTCCAGGTGCTCCACCCACTGCCGCATCAGGGTCACCTGGAACTGCTGGGCAGCATCAGCCGGGCGGCTCAGCCCGGTCCGGACCAGGTACCGATGCAGGATGTCCCGCGCCTCACT